AGCTAACGTAGGCAGTGGTAGTCATGATCTACAGGCATATTACCTAATGGCAACAAATAACAATGTAAACAAATGGTTCTTTGATCTAGGAAGTAAACATACTAAATTACAGTGGTTAACATGTACAGCAGTAAGTCCGTCTATGGGTCCACAGTTTCATTATTGGTTAAAGGCCAAAAAGAAACAAGGTGATAATAAAAGTCAAAAGTTTCTAGCTAAACTTTATCCAAACATGAAGCAAGATGAAATAGATCTTATGGCAACGCTCAATGACAAGAAAGAACTTAAAAAATTAGCACAGAGTTTAGGTATTCCAGACAAAGAAATAAAAAAGGATTTAGGGTGATCAATGAAATACTATCAACATGGCAAGAGAATCAGAGCTCAATGGAACAAACGCTAACAACTTTTAAATGCAAATATTGTGGCAAAGAGTATCGTAGAGAAAGTACTCTGTTAGCTCACATGTGCGAAAGTAAAAGACGGGTCCAGCAAGAAAAAGAAGTAGGTGTACAGTTAGGTATGCAGGCCTATTTGCGTTTTTATGAGATGACACAGGGTAGTGCTAAAATGAAAAACTATCAAGACTTTGCTAAATCAGCTTACTATACTGCTTTTGTTAAGTTTGGAAGACATATTGTAGCTATACGTGCTGTTAATCCTAAGATGTTTATCGAGTGGGTCATAAAAGAAAATAAAAAACTAGATCATTGGTGTCGAGAAGCAATATACGCAGAGTTTCTTGCACAATATATAAAGCGAGAATCAATCAACGATGCAGTTGAACGTGCCTTAACAGAAATGCAGGAGTATGCAGATGACACAGAAGGATTACATTTTAAAGATTATTTCAGATTTGGCAGTGATAATCGCATTGTTCACCATATCGTTAATGGTCGTGTTAGTCCTTGGATCGTTTATAATTGTGATAGCGGCGTTGAATTTCTTAGTAGACTTAACGAAGAACAAATTGCAATGGTTATGCCAACGATAGATCCAGACTATTGGCAACGTAAGTTTGTAGATTACCTAGCAGACACTGAATGGGTTAAGATGGTAACCAAAGAAGCAGGGCTATGAAATTTAAGTCAGACATTGATATAGATTTTGCAGACAGAGACCAAGTGTTAAAGGTACTTGATGTTACTTCTGCTAGTATGCTGAGAGATGGAAAGCTGGTCAAACATAATTCAGGAGTGTATGCTACTGATATTCCTGTTGATCCGTTTACAGGGTGGGCAAGTTTAGACTATGATGTCTCTGAGGACCGTGGCTACATGAAGCTAGACTTATTAAATGTTAACCTTTATAAACAAGTTAGAGATGAACAACATCTTGTTGAATTAATGCGTGAGCCAGACTGGGCTCGACTACGTGACAGAACTGTTTGCGAACAATTAATACACATTAACAATCATTATGATACTATGTTAAAGATGCCTGAACCAGTTGACAGTATTCCAAGATTGGCAATGTTGTTAAGTGTGATACGTCCAGCTAAAAAACATTTGATAGGTAAGACTTGGAAAGACGTTGCTAAAGATGTTTGGGTTAAACCTAAGGATGATAGTTACTACTTCAAAAAAGCACACGCAATTTCTTATGCACAATTAGTTGTTGTAAATCTTAATTTACTTTCCGAACCAGAGTAATACTTCTACGCTTACTTCTTTTACTAGCGATTTCTTTAAGACTTATATACGGCCCATGTTCTATAGTTACATCTTTAGAGTTGAATGTTTTTAAACAGGCACGGAACTGAGCCCAATCTGCTTTTAAAAATACATTGATTGGTACTAGTCTATTAGATTCCCACCACCATTGATCTGCTAGTTCTAAAAACCTTGTTTTCTGTTCCAAAGTTCTTAATGCCGCAAAATCATAGATAGTAGTAATAACCTCGTCGAAATTTTGTATAATTCCGATATAGTCATTACCGCCATAGGTTATAAAACTAATAAAAGGATATTGATCTAAAAGTTTCTTATGCGTGTCTTCCATGTGTTCTCGATAAATACTCAATAAGGATCGAGACAATTAAATGCCCCTAATCTACAGTTATTTATATGATAATAAACACACCGTCCAATTTTTGGATATGTCCGACCCCACAATTAAAACGAGGAATAGACCTGTGTATCAGAGACCAATTACAGTTTACCAAGGAGTTGATAATCCTTGCGTCATCGAATTTAAAAATCAAGACCAGAAACCAGTAAATTTAACAGGTTATGCAGTGCAGGCCGCAATACAAGATCCTATAAACAAAATAACAGTTAATACATATGCAGTGAGTTTTGCTAATGCCGCAAATGGAAGAGGTACATTTACATTTGACTCGTTAACAATTAGCAATTTAGAAAATAGAAAATATAAAATTACATTTAAGAGCAATAGAGAATCAGACAACAAAGAACAACCTTTATACTTTGATGACAACTACCAAGCACCATTGGATTTAGACATACAACCGGCATACTATAATCAAGAACCGTTTGCGGCCAATGTAACCTATGACGGAGGAACTATATAATGGCAGTAGCTAACGTACAGATACTGCACAAACGTGGGAATGCCACAGTAAGTGCAGGATACACAGGACCAGTCGGTGAGATAACAATCGACACCACATCAGACAGTATCAGAATACATGATGGTAGTACTGTTGGAGGATTACTATTACCTAATGCCGCACAAAGCGGTAGTAATGTTGCAGTAGCTAATGTTGGCATGCGAGGATATGTTGACGATGCAGTATCGGCTAATATCGCTACGTTAATCGGAACAGCACCTGGAGTATTAGATACACTTGGTGAGATAGCAGACTCTATCAATGATGATGTTAATGTATATATTTCACTTAGTAACAGTATAACATCATCCAATGTTGGAATGAAAGGATATGTCGACAGTATTGCTGTACCTGGATACGGCAATGCCAATGTAACATCATTTTTACCAACATATAGTGGCACCATAGCAACCGTGACCAATGCCAACATCGGCCAGATAGGTTATACTCTCGATCAAATTAACATATCTAATATTGGTCAGATAGGGTACACAGACAACAAAGTTGCAACATCGATTGTCACAGCAAACGTTGGGCAAATAGGTTATACAGATAACAAAGTACTAACTGCCAACGTAGGAATGAAAGGGTATGTTGATCTTGCTAATACTGTACAAGTAGGATATATAACACAACATATATCAATAGCTAACTCTGCTCAGGTAGGATTTACAAACGAAACAGTAACTCAGGCAAATGTAGGATTAAAAGGATATGTTGATTTTGCCAACACAGTACAAGACGGAGTTATTACTGCTAGAGTAAACACAGCTAACGTTGGGCAAATAGGTTACACTGACTTTGCCAACACAGTACAAGACGGAGTTATTACTGCTAGAGTAAACACAGCTAACATTGGCATGATTGGTAAAGTCGATTCTGGCAACCTTGGTATGACAGGATATGTTGATAACTCGACTACGACAGCTAACATCGGACAGATAGGTTATACTCTCGATCAAATTAATATATCTAATATTGGTGTAAAAGGATATATTGACTTTGCTAACTCTGTACAAGACAATGTTATTACTTCAGTGGTAGGAACAGCTAATATTGGCATGCGAGGATATGTTGATAACTCAACTACAACAGCTAACATTGGACAGATAGGTTATACTCTCAATCAAATTAATATATCTAACATTGGGACCATTGGGTATATAGGACAACAAATACAAGTAGCCAATGTTGGAGTAAAAGGTTACGTAGGTCTAGCCAACACTATCCAATCACAACAAATTAGTGCTTCTAATGTAGCTATCATTGGATACATAGGCAATCAAGTAACAACAGCTAACATCGGTATGAAAGGATACGTTGACAGCGAATTTACTTCATTGATAGGTGCGGCACCTGCGGCACTAGATACATTGGTAGAGATAGCCGCGGCAATCAACGATGATGCTAACGCATACACTACACTAACCACAGCAATAACAACAGCTAATGTGGGTATGAAAGGTTACACTGATTTTGCTAATACTGTACAAGACAGTGTTATTACTACTAGAGTAAACACAGCAAATATTGGACAAATAGGCTACACAGACAACAAAGTTACAACAGCAAATCTTGGACAGATCGGTTACACAGACAATAAAGTTACAACTGCTAACATTGGACAAATAGGTTATACTCTCGATCAAATTAATATATCCAACATTGGGCAAATAGGCTACACAGATAATGCAGTTCTAACAGCTAACATTGGTATACTGGGGTATATTAACTTTGCTAACACAGTACAATCTGACCAGATTGTAACAGGGTTAAACTCAGCCAACGTTGGAATTATTGGGTACATAAATGATCAAGTTACCACAGCTAACACTATACAAGCCGGTGCTATTACTTCAGAAGTAGAAACAGCAAATATTGGGCTGAAAGGGTATGTTGATTTTGCCAATACTATACAAGCAGATGCTATTACAGGAGTAACCACAGCAATAAACACAGCCAACATCGGGCAGATAGGTTACACTGACAACAAAGTTACAACAGCTAATATCGGAATCAAAGGGTATACTGATTTCGCGAACACTGTACAAGACAGTGTTATCACATCAAGAGTTAATACAGCCAATATCGGGCAAATTGGTTATACAAACAACACGGTACTAACTGCCAATATCGGGCAAATTGGTTATACAGACAACAAAGTACTAACTGCCAATATAGGTCAAATTGGCTATACAGATAACAAGGTTACAACAGCCAATGTTGCAATGAAAGGATATGTTGATTCCGGTGATTCGAAAGTTACACTACAGCATTATCTGCCAACTGCTAACCTAGCAATCACAGCTAATGTACATACTACGCATGTATTGATTACTCCTACACCTGCTGTACCACCAGTTAGTTTTTGGGCTGATGTTAAACTACCTAATGCTAACGTTGACGGAACAGTAATTTCGATATCATCAAATGTAGCTGTTGAAACATTCCGAGTACTGTCACCATGGGTATCAGTAACAGCTCCAGAATCGAACATTGCTCTTGTCACTGACACCAAGGTTAGCTACGTTTATAGTTCCACAGTAAGCGAGTGGTTCAGAATATCGTAGAAATACTTGATTTTTTGTGTAAACTAGCGTATAATATAGTATATGCTTAACACCGTTCAAGACTTTGTAAAAACTATTCTTCCTACAAAAAAGAAGACAAGCCCCAGTGGATGGACAAGTTTTAATGCTGTCTGCTGTGAACACAATGGCGAAACACCCGATAGACGTGGCAGAGGCGGTATAGCAAATAACCAAGATGGGTCAGTATCATATCACTGTTTTAATTGTAACTTCAAAGCCAGTTATCAACCAGGTAGACACTTAACCTATAAATTCCGTAAACTGATGTCTTGGTTTGGAGCCGACCCAAATGAAGTACAAAGATTAG